GCTTGGTCTCGTCTGTTTACTTTCAAGTGCTCACTACTTGAACCAAATCCAATCCAGCCGTTACCGTTTACATATACGTTATTGCATACAGTGCCGTTATAACTAAACCAATCAACGCCTGTGACAGTGTCCGTTCCGTCGTCCTGTTTACTATTAGTCCTCAACTGTGTTGCATTACTAATTCCTGCCACTATATCTAATATACTTGTATAATCAGCCATTATTTTACCACCACGCTTTCTACTGTAATGCCAGTATAATCAAGTGCTACACTGCACATCTTACCAGTGTCAATAGTTTCTTCCGCGCTCTCATACGTGTAAATAGTCTTAAGCGCAAACATATTATTATTGGTCGTGACATATTCATCAAAGGTATAATCACCTGCATATATAGTATTAAATACCCAGTCAACAATAATATCATTCCAATTAATATAATCATACGCGCCCTCAAACGTAAGACCGCCATTAAATTCCATACTAACTGCGTCAGTAAATACAATCGGAGTAGGCGTATGGAACGTATTGACAATATTATCAACAAGTTTGCACATATCAAGGCTTGTTGCAAACGGTATATCAATAATATCCTCAGTAAAGTTAAGTGTGCCGTCCCATCTTCCTGATCCGTCAATGCCCTGTCCGTATAAGATAGCAAGGCACTCATTCTTCTTTATTGTCGCAGTCGGCACTGTCGTATCTATATCCGCAATAGCGTACTCGGGGAATACAACTATATTAGTCTGTGTTTCCTCGTCTGTTTCTACTGTTGCCCCAGTGTCTGCAAGTGCCTGCAGGAAATTGTTGTGCGTCTTTCTGTCCTTATCTTGCAAGCGCGTGTCGCTTTCAAAATACTCCATAAACGCCTTAACACTTATAGTATGCCTGGCGTTATTTTCTACGGAATAAATATCCGCAATGGTAACTATATGCTCGCCCCTTGATAAATACTTGCGGTATAGCCTAGTTGTATCTGCTATGGCGTCAGTATAAAACTGCAGATTAATAATGCCGTCTAAATCGGTTTTTAATCTCAAGGATAATATAAATATAGGTCTGCTATCCTCAACTGCTGAATAATTTATATTTGCAATCTCGGTTTCAACGTCTTGAAAGCTAATTACATCAGCATTCCTATACTCTTTTGTTACAACTGTCTTAGTCGCAATACTACCCTCAAGATTAGATAACTGTTTATTCTGCTTGTTGTTTACGTTTGCAAGTTTAGGATTGCCACCGACTGCGCGGATCTTATGCTTGCCTCTGTATGTCCAATAATAATAGGTTATAGGGCTTAAATAGTTCTTATTATCCTTGCCTACATTTATATTTTCAACATAGTCGCCCAAGTCAAGTGCAGGATTGCCAAGTGTCTGCAATTCAAACGGCGTATAAACTACATTTTTAAGCACGTTATACACGTTCTCAAGTATTGTATACTTTGTTTCCGGCAATCCTCTTAATATAGGTATATCCCCCATATCAAGTACCAAGCCGTCAGTAAACGCATCTATATATTCATACGGCGCATAGTTTTCTATTGCTATAAATCTACACTTAACGCCATTAAATTTAGTAGTGTAATCTGAGAAGCTGGCGTTTGCAAATCTGTGCCTCTTATCTAGGCTCACACTTGCTTCTGTTGCGTATGGTACTAACTTTAACTTTCCGTCCCTGTCAAATATCGCAAAGCAGGCATTAATCATACATATATAAGCCAGCACGTCCCTATAAGTATCAACTGTATCTGAATAAATTGATAGCAGGTATTCTGCGTTTGGTAAGGTATTAAATTCTTCCTCGGTCTGCGCAAGTTCAATGCTTAATTTATCCGACAAGTATGCCATTATCTGTGGCAGTGTGCCAAACGTGTCCTCGTCAACATTTACATCAAGCAACGTCATTCTATCAAGTGCTTTAATGCTTATCTTGTCATTTATTCTCTTAGGCTCTGAAATTATGAACACTCCAAGCGGTATTTCTTCCCACGCTTCACCGGTCCACAAACTCCAGTATAACTTAAGTTCTGCATCATACAGACTGTATCTGTCTACTGCGCTCTTAATCGTTATGCCACACTCAGCAGAATAAGTACACCCAAACTCAAACTCGTTGTTATTGGTGCACTGATTTGTGATATATACACTGTCTTTTATAATATCGCTATCGTCAAGGTTTATGGCAGTGCCGTTTACTGTCAGCACTGCCCTCATCTTACTTTTGCGGTGACTATCTGACACCGCCAACTTATATGCTTCGCTTACGTTATACAAATAGTCACCCCCTTTATCCCTCTAGCGTAAATGATAAATTCCAATAAGTCACGTTATTGTTATCTATCGCTTTTAATTTTAGCGACCTTCCGCTACAAGTACACTTTGCGCTTAACATAGTGCCGTAATAAAAATCAACATTTACTATTGCTTGAGCGCACTCGCTTGTTATGGCTTCAACCTCTTCCTGTGTTAAGTTAGTCCACCCTACCTTAATTTCAGGTACGTCGGCACGCACCTGCTCAATAAAGGTCGTGCCGTCTTCTACCTGTGTTTTCTCGCCGTTTACGTCTGCAAAATTAACCTCAAACGTACTCGGTGACGGCGGTGTATATCCATTTAATTTAATCAGATCCATTTACGCTCTACCTCCACTTCTTAAAGTACGTCTGTCGTTTGCGCTTACAATACGCTCGTCAATTAAGTCATTGCCTAAATAAATCGGTATAGTGATGTCACCGGTATTATACTGCAGGTTCTCAACTAACTGAGTAAGCATATTTACAAGCCTGTTATTGCCTTCAGTATCTGTCCGCACTGGTGCATTATATCCGCCTACATTCTTAAGCATTGGCGCGCTCATTGGCATAGTCAATCTCATGTCGCCTGCCATTGACTGCACTGCGTCAACAAGTCTGTACTTGTTATCGTCTATGCCTTTAGCAAGACCGCTAATAAAGTCTGGCATCCAGCTCTCATAATCAGTAAGTGGTCCGACATCCGGGACTGAGAAATGCAAGTAAGACTTGATTGTATTTGCCACGTCTCTCACTGCGCTTGTTATCTTAGAAATTCCGTTTTTAATACCGTTAGCAATTCCGTCTATCAGATCACTTCCCCAGCTATACGCCTGTGAAATAAGACTTTTAATAAAATTAACCGCATTATTAAGTCCATTGCGTATCGTATTACAAATATTGTTTATACCATTACTTACGGCTGACTCTATACTTGACAAGACGTTTGAATCAGTATTCCTAATCGTATTCACTGTATTTATTACGAATGATTTTACCGCAGTCAAAACAGACGTGATTACTGTCTTTAGATTGTTTAAGAAAGTATTAATAAAATTCCTAAAGTTCTCGCAATTATTATATAAGAGTGCGAACGCACCTGCAAACGGATTGACAAGTAAAATCAAAAGTGCCTGCCAATTATTCCTTATAAAATCAACTATGCCGGATAAAAAGTTCTTTACAGTTTGTACGGCAGTCGATACGACTAATTTTATGTTTTCCCATAAATTGATCCAAAAATTACGGAAACTCTCGCAATTATTCCACAAATAGATAAATCCTGCTACAAGTGCAGTTATTGCCACGATTACAATACCTATAGGGTTTGCAAGCATAACTGCGTTTATCGCCGCAAAAGCACTCTTTGCAACACCTATAATCGGCGCAATCTGACCTATTACCGTTATTAATGAACCAATACCGATTAATAATGGAGATATTACTGCAATAACGCCAATAATTACTGCAATAACAGACTGCACTGGTGAAGGTAATGAACAAAACGCCTTAGCAACGCCACTGACGGCAGATGCAAGACCCGACAATACAGGAGCAAACGCACCGCCTAATTCAATAGCCGCGTTTTTCATATCATTCATTGCGACCTGCATATTATGGGCCGATGTGTTATTCATTTTATCCATTGCAGATGAAGCCGCGCCTGTACTGTCACCCATTGCAATAAGGGTATTATTAAAGTCTGCAGTACCGCCATTAAGGATTGCAAGCGCACCTGTACCAGCTTCGGAACTACCCCAAAGTTGGGCGAATGCCTCGCTATCTCCGTTTACACTCTGCCCTAAAATATCTATAACATCAGCAAGGCTCATTCCGCTTGCCATTAACTGACCGAAAGACTGTCCTGTTTCATCTTGCAATATCGTACCAACTGCGCTACCACTATCAGCAAGTTCGTTAAACATTGACTTCATATAGGTTGTACTTTCTGCCGTAGCAATACCGCCCTTAGTCATAGCCACGTATGAAGCACACAAGTTATCAATAGATATTCCGTAAGCACTAGCCGTAGGTATAACTTTACCCATTGAACTAGCAAGTTCATTAACTGTGGTTTTACCTAAATTCTGCGTTGTAATCAGCTTATCTGATATACTTTCTGCAGTTCCTGCTTTATCGCCGTACGCATTCAGTGTAGTAGTCAATACGTCTACAGATGTTGTCATATCAGTAAAACCGCCAACTGCAAGTGCGTTCGCCGTAGCAACAAATTCTACAGACTTTGACGTGTCTACACCTGCAGATATTGCGTTATATGTAGCAAGCGCAATATCTTCTGCCGCAATACCAGTATCGGAACTTAACTGCATAATGGCGTCTGACATATCCATCATACTGCCTTTATATTTTACTGACGCATCACCTGCGATTGTTTCAACTTGCGCCATAGCCGTTTCAAAGCCCATAGCCGCGTCTGCCGTACTTTTTATGACTGCCTGCGCCGCAATGCTCACTGGTGCTAATGAAGCACCGATATTCTTGCAAGCCGTACCAACTGCACTTGCTTTATTTCCTATAGTCGCTGAACTGTCGTTAAATGTCTTTTGAACGTCTTGTATAGCTTGCTTTGCAACACCACTGACGGTATTTTTGCCCATTACAATATCTAAAGCAACCGCACCAACACTTTGTGCCATATTAACCCCCTTTCTAAGCCTTTAACATAGCAAAGAGTTTATCCATACTCTCTGTATATTTTTGCTCGTTGTTAATCTTGTCACGATTTTTCCAATCGTTATATATTTTCTTTTGCGCGTCATTATATTTACTAATGACATCAGCGTCCGTTTCACTCCTAATCGCTACTATTTGACCAAGTGGCGTATCCGGCATAAGACAAGATGTCAAATTAAGGAACTCATCAAACTGTAATTCCGTCACCTTAAGCCTTATGCCGTATTGACTTAAAAAACTAGCTTCTATTAAGTCATAATCATCCACTAAATCATAGTAGCTTTCTATTTTTTTTCTGCATTACTCGCATTCTCAAATTCTTCATAAGGTTTATTATAAAGCACTGACATTGTAGCAAATATAATCGCCTGCATATTTTCCGTATAATTTTCTGCGCCGTTTTCCTCGCCCGCCTGTCGCAGTTCTTCCATAAGTTCAGTATACTGCTTCTCGCCAAATACCAGTCTAAGCATTTTTTCGTCTGTACTTGCGTCCGGCTCTTTCTTGAAAAGTTCCTGCAATAATAAACCAGTCTTGTGGTCGGTCTTAAGCGTATAGACCTTATCAATGAACTGGATCTGTTTAGGTTCAAAATTTAACTTGTCTCTGAAATTTGCTATTGCCATAATATCCAATCTCCTTAAATTAATAATAAAATAGGGCAGGGCATTTAATACCCTACCCTTAAAGGTTGTTTATAATTACTATGATTATACTGTACCTTCTGTTGGCTTACCATGTCCGATAAGTTCTGCCTCAAGTGCACCTACATCAGTAGCCTTACCGCCAATACCGTTGTTCTTAACACCGCACGCCATATTGTCCCAAGTGAGTGTTGTGCCGTCTGGATGCACAAGCCTAGCTGAGATATAAGCGTCCTGTCCTGTAAGTAACAACTTGCTTGCAATAAGGTCATTACCAGCGTCGCCAATACAACGCTTGCCCTTAACTGTAATCTTAACCGACTTACCAGTAACAAGTGCTGACTGCCAACCGCCTGCCGCAAAAGAGTTCCAAGTCTCAGTATTGTTTTCTACTTCAACATTTACTTCTTCAAGTTCTGCGACCTTGCTCCATATCGGTGTCTCGTCTTTTGCGGTATTAACTTCAAAGCTACCTACATGAACCGGGAATACTCCCTTAGTAACTGCTCCCATTCTGCATTCTCCTTTCTTTACTTCTCAAAGTAAATATTCATTTCAATAACGTATTCATATACGCTATCTGCGTCTTGGTTTACGTCAATCGGCTCATTATTCAATAACTCAATAAAGAATACTTTTTTTTCTTTCGCAATTAGGATATTTTCATTTTTACTGACACTTTCTATTGCGTTATATAAATCCCAAGCCTTGCGCTCTGTATTAGCCTTATTTGTGTCTCCATGAATTAAAAGACTTACGCCCTTTTTCTCATATACCTTGAGACCGCCTATTACTTCACGCCTTCCTGCGTCCTGCAGGTTATATACGCCAAGACTATTCTTTTTTTTACTGTCAAGCCTGCCTATGTAATAATTATCAAATAGACCAAAAGACTTCAACCAATCCCTTATATCTGCAAGTGTAATCATCAAAGCCCCCCTATCCTTTTTAATAACTTAGCATAAGCATTGCTTATAAAATTATCGTGTAAGAAGCTATCGAACCATTTTCCGCCTGCTCGTGAGTTGTTTCCACGCCTAAAGTTATACTCTGGGTGAAAATACAATCGCCTTGCGTATGGCGTACTTGATACAATGCTTACTCTACCTTTTTCGCTATCATCAACAAAAGTGCTATCATTCTGCAGGTTTCCAGTATCAAACGGCATCACGCCTCTGTCCCTTAATTCTGTAAGTGTAGCGTCGCCTGTCTGCGCAAGTGCTTCATACTGCGCACCGTCTAGCATATTGAGTACGCTCATATTAAGTTCAACTCGACTTGTTACTTGCACATTGCCTGCCATTATATCAACTCCAATGTCGTATAATTTACAGTGCCGTCTGGGTTTAGGTTCTTAGTACCCTTATTTATGCTATATTCCTGCTCATTTATTACTACGCTACCCGAAGCAATAACCGGCAGGCTCTCGCATAAGTCACCTCTAAATAATGCAACACCCTTTAATTCAATTTTTTCCTTGTCTTTTGTAAAACTTGCACGTGCGCCCATCTGCAGATTGCATTTTGTATCAATTACAATCGCACTCTCAAGTTCGCCGTCCTCATTAAGTTCTACATTGTCAAGAAAAACCTTAATCGGTGTCTTGCAAAATCTTTTAATAACTAAGCAAGGGAACCCCATACTAGCACCCCCTCAACACCCTTGAGCATAACCCACACTTATGCAAGTGCTGATTAATGCTCTTTGACACTGCTATGCCGTTTACGACTTCTGCGTTTGCACTCTGTCCGCTAAATGACATATTCGCGCCATTTAATGAATAGCTTGATAACATACTGTTGATAACGTCTGCGTTTTCCGTTTCCCAGTCAGCAATCAAGCAAGCACACTCTTTGATTATTCCCTGCTGGTATTCAGTCAAGTTATCAAAACCTATCGCAACTATACGATTATAAGTCAATGTGTCTATATGCCCGCTTGCTTGCCTCAAAGCCTTCTCAAGTTCAATGCCGTCAAGTGTGCCCTTGTATGTATTCTTGTAATATTCAATATCCGCATACATTTTAAGCACCCCCCCCTTGTTATTTTGTCGTTGCAGGCTTCTTTACTGTCTTAGGTGTCGGAGCAGGTTTCTTTTCCTGCTCCTTAACCTCGGTATTCTTTGGAATTATACCGATAATCTTCCCCATTGTTTACACCTCCTCCTCTATCGCTGGCTTCTTAGTCCTCCTCCCCCTTTATCGCTGGCTTCATATGAACATAGATACCTGCGGTCTTGTTCTCGTATACGTCGCAAAGACCGTAATTTCTGTAACCATACTTCCAAGCGTCTGCATCAGGGTTCTGTGCCGGAGCGATAATCTTAGGTACGGCGTGCTTTGTGAACTGAAGTGTAGCAGGCTTGTGGATAATCTCAAAGTTAAGATCAACCGCGCTGGAAGCCTTCCTGAATCCACCCTGCTTTTCTCCGCTTGTCTTACCGTCAAGTAACTCAATAGCTGAATAGAAGCGTGTCTGAGGAACTGGTGTGATAGAAGCAAATCTTGAAAGTACCTCACGCGACTTTGTTGTGTCCATATCCTGCACAAGTCCTAAGAGTGTAGGAGTGATGAACAGATGTCTGTCTTCCATAGGCACTTCTGCTTCGTCCATATCTGATGTTGCTTTTCTTAATGCCGCAATAACGTTTGCACCTGTTGCAAGCGTACCTTCTGCAGTTCCTGCTCCTACTGTTGAAGCGTATGTTGCGAAACGGAAAGCATCAAGTTCTGGAACTACCTTTGCACGAATGAACTCGCCTGCAAGCCTACCAAAAGCGGTATTCTGTGTCTCCTCGTTGTCCATATCGTCAACTGTGAAAGCACGACCTCTCTCGTAGTTGAACTTAACGGTCTCCCATGTCAACTCAACGTCGCCATTTACATAACCACTATTGCGGTTGTAGTCTGCCAGTCCGTCCATTGATAACTTAGGAATAACGATCTCGTTTGCGTTTGCACCCTGTCTTGCAAGGGTTGCGTCACTCTCAAGCACTGCAGTAAGTGCTGACTGCTGATAAACTTCATCAAGTAGGTTAGTATAAACCTTTGCCAATGCAATATTGTTTGCCATGTCTTAATTCTCCTTTCGTTTATTTCTTTGGAGATAAGCCGAAAGCCTTACGGAGCGCGTTTTCCTGTTCGGTCGCGTCATCCTGCTCACCACTCACCCCAAATTTAATACCTTTGTCGTCGTTTGACGTGCCCTTAAATGCCGGTACGTCCTTAAGCACCTGCTCAACTGCTTCCCTTACCTTGTCAGCCTTAATCTCACCCTTGTCATCAATAGCGTCCCTAAAGTCAGCCGATTTAATAACATAAGGAATCGTATTCTTGTCTACACCTAAATCAAGGCAGTCATTAAACGCCTGCTTGCTTAGGAGTTCGTTTGTGAGCCTTGACTGTAGTTCCGTATTAGCATTCTGTAACTTAGTAAGTTCTCCAGCCTGTGCCTGTGCCTGTGTCTGCTTCTTTGACTTATAATCTCCGATAGCAGTCTTGATCTCATCCTCGCTCATACCCTGTTGCTCAAAGTACGATTTAAGGATTGCATTTTCTTTCTGCTGAACACCCTTATCAATCATTGACTGTATCTTGTCGTAATCAATTACGCTTTTACCGTCATTTGATGTCTGAGTATTGATTGCACCGTTTCCGCCCTGTGCCTGCGTGTTGTTATCCTGCATAGCAGTATTGTTGTCATCCATAAGATAAACCCTCCTATTTTAACGACTTAGTTGTCCTATACTTGAAATTATATATCAACAAATTCTAATAGTCAATTCTGTTAAAACGTCATTTAATTTATCTATGCAACTTTTCTTTTAATTTCTCAACGGGATAATTTTCAATCCTCTCAATTTCTTTTTCTATATCCAATAAAACAATCGTATCATATTCAATATTTAGCAAAGATGCTATTTTCATAACAACATCTTTATCCAAATATACTCTTTCTCCCTTTTTCTCATATCTTTCATAAGTTTTGCGTGTTACACCCAAACTTTTAGCCATATCCTGCTGGCTTATTTCCGTTGCTTTTCTTGCTTTTCTTAAAACATTAGTGTCAATAACAATACTACGTTTCATAAATTTACCTCCTTTATTTTTTATTATTATGACATTTTCGTAAGAAATGCGCAAATTAAAATACACATAATGGGAAAAAATTTTTTCTAAATGTAAAAATGTAAGTCGTATGTAAGACATATATAAGTCTGCAAACCCTTGTAAAATCAACATTTTTTAAGTTCATATTACATTTTTACAATGTATTACATTTTTTTTATCAAATATATATACAAACACAAAAAACTACGCATTTATATTATCCACTTAAAATGCGTAGTTTTTAATAAGCCCCTATATATATATTATTATTAAAAAAATGTAATTATGTAATATATAATATATTAGACTACCCTTAAAGCCAATAAAATCAAGGGTTTAGGGTGTCTTACATTTTGCATTACATTTGACTTACATTTTTTATTATGTAAGACATATTGCAATTATCTTGCGTTGTGATATTATAAAAGCATAGCAAATCATTTTTGGACTCCTTCAGTAAGAAAACAAACCAGAGAAAAAGCAAGGCATATCCCCCAATCGTAGCCTTGCTTTTTTTCATGCGGTTATTTAATTAAATCTTAATTTAACATTTTAATTGTTATGTTAAATCGTTATTTATTTTCGGCTCTTCACTTGCTTGTGGCGTAATTGATATCCTGCCCACATTATCAACCGATAAAACGCCTCTAAGCGATAATCTAGCCTTATCTAGCCTTAGTACGTCACTGTTATTGTCGCATAACTCAATTAACTTATTCTTACATATATTAGCCTTGCCATAGTATTTGTCTGCAGTATCGCTATCCATACTACCTTTAGCAAGCCTCATATTGCGTCTGTAATTGCGCTCATAATACCTCTGCTCCTGCTCAAGATTATATCTGCGCAGTGTTTCTTCTTCCTGTTCCTTGCTTATTGTTTTCGGTTCTCTGCTTATACCCTCATAGTAACTACTGCAGGCGTCCTTGCAGTTTGGGTGAAACAAGCCACTATTAACTGCACTACTAAGCAAAGGATAACCGGTCTGTGTGCTTTCTTCATAAGTTCCGCCGCCATATACGTCATCAATAAATACTTGACCTAAAAATGGCAGGCACCTAGGGCACGCCGTACCACGTGCATTAACCTTTACCGTATGCACGCCGTATCTTTCCCTAAAATCAGCCTGCCCCATAAGGTTAGCGCGCTTGTTAGCAGTACGGAGTGCCATTTCTGCATAACTTGCTATATTTACCCTTGCGCCGTTCTTATACTGCACGCAATTATACCCGGCGTTTAGGAAGTCCCTTGTCGCCATATCTATGCACTGCCACATACTGCCAGCGCCGGTATTATAAAATAACTGCGCCTTATAAAGCGTCTGCCTGTATACGTCATCAGACATTCTAAGCAATGCAGTCTCAGCCTTTTTCATATCCTTAGTAGTAGCCTTAATAAGTGAGTTAAGCTTCTTCTGGTTATTCCTAAAAAAGCGACCTTGCATATTAGTGCCGTCCTTTGGTGCTTCATAGCCCCTTTTTATAGCTTTTAATAACTCAATCTCTTGTTCACTTTCACCTGTTGCGTATGCTTCTCTTATTGCCTTGTCTATCTCGTCATTAAGCCTGCCCATATAGCCGGTAAGCACGTCTTTATTCTGGGCGCGATACAGTGACAGACCGCTTAACATTTCAGCCTGCCACTGCGTCCAATTTATGCCTTCTTCGTATTCCTCATTTATATGATGTCGCATATTATTGCGCATAGACTTTATTAATGATAATTCAATATCCTCAAAAGCACTTGTAATATCATAAGCCATTATTAAACCTCTCCGCCATTAACCGCTCACACTCATTACTGTACTTATTTGCAATCTTGTTCATGTTCTTTCGCTTTTCCTCGTCATGCTCACGCTCTGCACGACCTCGCAAGTCATATTCACTGCACAAGCAATATCCGATTACATAATCGTAACCGAATATTTCAACCATCTCATCAATATAATTCTTTGACTTTCCCATAACTGCCCCTTTTTATACCATACTAGGCTCGTCTACCTCGACAATGCCCTGCTCATTCTTTATGCGCTTTACTTCCTCAGCTTTCCACTCGTCTGTCTTACTGTCGCCGTAAAGTTCATCAATAATGCTTTCAATCGACATAACGCCCTGTGTCTTAGCTTTACCCACTGTCTCAATCTGGCTTTCAAAACTAGGGTTTGCGTATTCGCCAAACGTAATCTCAGCTTCTGTGTCCTCAAGTGCCACGCCCTGCATTGCGCTTAATACCTTAAATGCCTTATCAATTAAGCCCTCAATACAGTATTGCAAAGCATATATAATAGTCTGGCGTGTATATAGCGTTGTCTTTTCCTTTTCCCTCTGCGCTTCTGCATTATCCAGCTTCTTTGTATCAATTCCAAGCGTACTTGGTGATATTAAGCCCTGCAAGCATAAGTCAAGCGCGGTAACGTAGGTATTAAGGTAACTATTGTAATCAATAGTACCGTTCTGCGTTTCAATCTTGCTTGTGGCGTTTTCCTGCATCGGACTGCCTGTTGCAATAAATCTGTTATCAAACGTATTGCCGTACTTAATTGCGCCTGTGCTTGCGTCTCTAGGTAATAGATCCTCGGGTATATATGTCTTTGTTCTGTTTGCTCTAAGCGCATCAATCCACTGGCTCCACGCTTCGTCAAGCGCATCAAAGTTATCACGCTTGCTATCAAAGATAGACTGTCCTCTACCTTCCCACTTATCAGACGCAAAGAAGCTTAAATATTCAGCCATAATAAGCGACTTGTCAAAGTATACAGGAGTCAAGTCTTTTGTCTTATCTAACTTATCAAGACCTATTTCATTATCGTATGCGTCGTATAGCCTGTACTCAATATAGCCATAGCCATAGCATTCTTTTAATACATAAGACACGCCCTGCTTGTTAAATGCTTTCTTGAAACGGATCTCCTTAACCCTGCCACGCTCACGTTTAACTTCAATTCTATCTGCTTCGTAAAACTCAATAATAGGGTATTGCGATATATCTGTATCAACGCTTATCTTAAACGCTCCGTCACCTGTTACAAGTGCCTTACGCACTGCTTTTTTAACAAGGTTCTTAAAATCATTCTCGCGCTCAATATCATTCCAAGTGTTTTCTTTTCCGATATTTGCAATCTTAACGCCTTGCATATCATCAACGCATATATTAGTAAGCGTATTTACAATAATCTTAGGCAGTCCTGTGTGTATCTTGCGTATCTCAAGACCTCTTGTACTGGTGGCACCCCAAAAACTATACTTATAGTCCGGTATGCTCTTATACAACTGCTCAAGTTCGTAACCTTCTCCCCTAAACCAAATCTCATTAACAAAAGCATTAGCTTCAAAGTCAAGTAGTTCGTCAATCTGTATCTGCAAGCCGTTTGCACTTGTGAGGTTTAGCCAGCTTCTAATTGCGTTTTTCAGCGCGCTCTTTGTTCTGTTAAACATTAATATCTCCTTTCTTTTAATCGTCAGCGTCTTTTATAATCTGCTTTATTGCGTCCATATCACCTATCTTAGACTTATATGGCAACCACGCATACTGACACGCATTAATAACGTGGTCGTGTCCGTCTTCCGGCAAGCCTTCTTCTGTATAACTGTACGTGTTGCACTCTTCTATATAATCAGTGCAGGTATTAACCACAAGAAAATCGCCAGTGTGCAACCAAGACTGTTGTAACTGTATTCTTGTTATTATTTTAGTCTTTTTCCACGCTCCTGCAAAGTCATAAATACAAGCAGTATTTCGCTTGTATTTCTGTGCTTCCTGTATGGTGCCTGCATCTGCGCTATCAATATATACGTTCTTGCTAAATCCGTACTTAACCTTGCACGCTTCTGCAAACTCAATTAAAAGCGGTATAACATCACTAGGCGCAAACGGCACGACCGCGTCCTTGTTGTTCCTACTGCTTGTAGCAAGCACAACACACTTGCGCTCTCTTGTTATACCCACAAAAGCAAAAGATAATTTATCGTGACTTTCCTTAGAATATGACGTGTCACAACCTATCGTGTAATACAGATATTTTAGCTTTTTAGCTTCTTCCTCTGTTATTATGTTCTCTGGCTTAAGATTAAATACAAGACCTGTTGCACGCCCACGCAAGCCCAGTATCTTATTCTTATACATTTTAGTGCCGACTGGTGCGCTTTGCTTTTTCTTTTCTATCTGTTCTGGCGTAAGTCCTGCATTGTCAAGGAATGTAAAAAACCAATAACGCCAGCTTGCGCACTCCGGCTCTTTTAATTCCTGCATAATACTTGGTGGCACGTCACGCTCATACTTGCTTATAGGACGCGCTCTGTTTATAAATTCTTTGTATACCGGTATATCGGGACTGTCGGGGTTTAGCGTTGCAATCATGTATTCGTTACGTGTTGATATTTCACGTACAAACTCAATATCTGCCGTATTTATCTCGTCAATCAGCACGCAACCATACTGACCGCCAAGCGCATTCTCCCATTTATCCTTAGTATCGTAACCCATTACAAGTATGATCTTATCTTCAAACTTAATGTGTGGGAACTTATAGTCTTTATCGCCGTTGCCGTAGTAGGTTGCATTCCTATGCAAATCAAGTATGCCGTTGTCCTGCTGAATTATATTCTTTTCAACTACTCCTGTCGTGCGCCCTGCTATGATGTGTAGCTTCTTGTTTGAAGCTGATACCTTAATCATAAACTTAACGCCAGCACCTATTGTAGTTTTGCCCGAGGCAGTCGTGCCTTCAAGGAAGTCCGCGTCCACGTCCATATCCTTAATAAAATCTATGTATTTTTGCGATAACTTAAACACATATTATTCCCCCTTTAACTGATCCATAATATCAGCCAGCTTCTCACTCTTGCCAACTGTAACGTCAAGCACTTCCGCAAACTGCTCGCCACTTATCTTAAGCAATTTCTCAAGGGCGTTTGCATCACCCTTTTGCATTGCTTTCATAACGCAAGATAAGAACATAGTTTGGTATGCGTTTATTTCTCCGTCAATGCCAAAGAATTTCTTAATCTTTTCAACTCCTGCGCCCTGCATCATTAGTTCTAGCATATCGGAAGCCATTTGTTTTCTATCTCGTTTTTCTCGCCTAGCCTTCCCAGATGCAATACCGCCTTTGCGCGCTCTGTCTCGAAGTTGCTTCGAAGTTAGGTCTTCTGCCTTAAGCAAGTTCTGTTCATTCGCCACATTATCACCACCTTAATTATAATTTGTTGTAAAATGCACGCCTATGCCTACTAAAATAGGCACAAGCACGCATATAAATATGATCGCTAAAATAATTGATAATATTTTAATCATTCAATAGCACCGCCTAACTGTAATAATTCATTTCTTTTCAACCTAGGTCTATCCCAAGAAGGCTCAAATGTTGCGAACCTTTCATCTTGCGCCCAACTCTTTACTGTGCCTTTTTCAATCATTGAAACCGACTCAAGTATCATATCAACCCCGATAGGGAATAACTCCCTCCATAAATCATGGTAGTCCCACTCCTTATCAACAAATAAAGTCCTTTGATTTATTATATCACCGCAGTCGCATTCACCTGTTAACCTGTATATTGTACCGCCTGTTATAAAGTCTCCCATGTGTATAGTCCATCTTACGGCATCCCTGCCCCTGTGTCTTGGGAGTAAGGACGGGTGGAAGCCTATCCCGCCGTATTTGCACTTTTCTATTATTTTGTCGCTAATTATCCAGTGCGAGTGCGCTGATATTATTAAGTCTGTGCCGTCTGGTATATCCTTTGATAATAGGCGGTCGCAATCGCTGATAATCGGTATCTTTTTCAGCATTGCGTATCCTACCATTTTATCTTTATATTTTTCTTGCGGGGGCGGGGCAATACCGACTATTTCATGCCCGTTTTCGTATAATGCTTTCATAACTTCCTTCCCGAAAGTTTTTTGCCCGCATATAAATATTTTCATTTTAACCCCTCATTTCCTATATACTTAAATCCCTGCACGGCTCTAAAATGTCCGCCGTAACCTGTTGATATGATACTTGGGGCTGTTGAGCCTATTGTGTTTTTATCTTTTGTTTTGTTTATACTGTTTTTGCATCGTTTTTTATTATCCCCGTGCAACATTGCACTTGTCTGCACCCACATTTTACTACTCCTTAAATACCTGCATAATTGCGGGTGGCTAGTATGGAAATATGTTACATATTTACGCCCGCACCTACCGTTGCCGTCAAGGTTATTTTGGCATACAAAATTCAAAAATTTTGTCCCTACCCCCGCGCCCTGCCACTCAGGCATAGTTACAAGCCTCGTTGCCCTATAACCTTTTGCTTGGAACATAGGCGTAACTGCAACGTGGCAAGCCAACTCACCGTCAACAACCCCAATATAATATTCTGCCGCAATAGGCATAGGCAAATCTAGATAATAATGTGGCTTAAAATATTTCCAGTAACTTGAGTCGACCTTCCATATTTCAAGGTCGATTTTTGGGCGTTGCCTGACCGACCCCCTATCAAAAGTCTTTGTTTTTGTATCAATTACCCAATCCGGTTGGACCCAATCAAGTATATCGTAGTGCGGTGTAAGCAATACGACTTTTCCTTTTGGGTTATTCCTTCTCCAAGACTTTTGGAATGCTAACGAACCGATTCTTGCTATTTGTCTGTCTATTACAGATGTAAACTCATCCACAACAACTTTTTCCGGCTTTTCACAAATTAGCCTTGCAAGCCCTGCCCTAAACTGTTCGCCGTTTGATAGTACGTGGAACGGTCTTAGCCAAGCCGGTACATCGCCGAGCCCAACGTTTGCAAGCGCACCTGTCACGTCGTTAAAATCCCCGTCTGGGGCTATTTCGTCTATAATAGGCTTATCCTTAGACCAGCCTTTTGTATAGTCGTGTATCAAGTTTTCTCCGAATATTATTTTCCCGATTGAAGTCTTACCACTACCGGAAGGACCGACAACAACACCGATATTCCAATCAAAATCCAAATCTGCTTCAATAACTAAATCAAAATTACAACCGTTTTCTGCGTTAAATAAACTTTTAACCCTTGCGGATCTGTAACTGTTAAAATCACCTACCCTGTTATGTACTTCGATTTTCATTAAGTAGTCACCACCTTGCACTCATAACCTTCTGCCGTTAGGCTATTATATACTTTTTCTTGTTCCTGTTCGTTGTTACAAATAACAATAACACCGTACTGCTCCTCGTAGTTGAAGTTTGTATCTGTGTTTATAGGCTCGTCACCTGTTGCCCCCGATTCTTCGGCAAAACTAAAACCAAAGTCGCTCATATCAATATCAAATATTTCGTCTAATTCCTCGCCCAGCAAATCAATATCCCACTCTGCAAGTTCTGACACTTTGTTGTCTGCAAGCCTGTATGCCTTGATTTGTTCCTCTGTTAAATCATCAGCAACTACGCAAGGCACAACGTCAAGCCCAAGCTTCTTTGCCGCTTTGTACCTCGTATGACCGCAAATAATTACGTTATTACCGTCAATCACGATAGGATTTTTGAACCCAAACTGCGATATACTGCTTGCAACTGCGTCAACCGCATTGTTGTTCTTTCTCGGGTTCTTTTCGTATGGCTTAATCTCGCCAATTTTCTTGTCAATAATCTGCATATTATGCACCTCATTCTTTATACCAAAAACTGTATGTAATTCTTCTTATGCTTGCTGTTGGTGTTTATACAGCGTTATCATTCTGTACCATCATCAGGTAAGATTTTGATTCCTGTGACCTGTTCAAAAATAACCGGGTCAAAATTAGGAAGTGCCCTGATGATGTTTCTATTATGTTCTGACAAACCATCCCACCAAATCTGACCACATTCAGATTCATCAAGCACCTTCAAATAACCGCCTGTTGTTTCATGGGAAGGATGTGTTGCTTTTTCTTCATCTGTCATATCCTCTGAATAAATCCATTCCACATCATCATTCTTTGGTATCTGATTCAACAGATAACGTGCATCAGAATTTATCCAATCCAAATATGACCAAGGTGAAGGTTTATTGAACAGCATGATGGGCTGTTCTTCTGTGCAGAAACAACCTGTGGAATGGTTGCAACTGTTCCAGTCCCCAGTGTTCCTATTCCCGGTGTTCCTGTTCCCAGTGTTCCAGTTCCCGGTGTTCCTGTTCCCGGTGTTCCAGTCCCCGGTGTTCCTGTCCCCAGTGTTCCAGTTCCCGGTGTTCCTGTTCCCGGTGTTCCTGTTCCCGGTGTTCCTGTTCCCGGTGTTCCAGTTCCCGGTGTTCCTGATACCTGTGCAATCCTTTCCAGCATTCACGATTGTAAGAAGTTCCTGCCAAGGGATTTCACGCACAATCTGAATCTTATTGGTGCAAGCCTTGGAATCATCACCTGAATAATCAACAGCACCCAAAGCAACTACTTCTGCAACCTTATTGTTGGAATCAAATGCGTAATAATTGAAACAATCTGATGCTTTCAAACAGAAATGAAAACCTCTGTCACAACATGAAGGTTCAACATCTCTTTCAAATATCTTTCCAACTTCATATTGAAAATCTCTGCAAGTCCAATCAGGATTGAAAACCTTATATCCTCTTACAGCTTCCTGAACAGCTGCTTCTTCAAATATTTTGTTCTGTTCCATCTTTCACTGTTCTTTCTTCCTCACTTTATACAATTTCGTTTACACGTTTCTGCACTGCGTTATAGTCATATCCTGCCTCAGTAAGCCTAATCTTACGATTTAAGCCAGTGCCCCAATATCCAGCGATTACTTCACGTGCTAACTGATCTATAGATTTACATTTTGTGAAGCCGTTGAGACCTGCATTTTTTATTATTGCCGGATAATCTTTGTAGGCATAATTCTGGTCGCAAGTAACGCCTGCTACCTTGTTAGTGCGTATCTTATTAGTCTCTCCACCGAACTGCCACATACCGTATGGCTTCTTGCAGGTATTCTTTATACTCCACTGCGCAATCCACTTATCGTACTTATCAAGCATATCAATGTGTGCATAGTCACGTAAATATAAATAAGTGCTATAAATACCCACATAATACCCTGCGCCCTCAAGAATATCTAAGTAAGTAGTTATAATCTGCGTCAGCAAATCCTTACCTAATGTTTTCTGAACTTCGTCCTCAACGTCAAGCCATATAGGATATTCAAACTGCTTGCCCTTAAGAATATTAAGCATAAAGTTAGCTTCATCACGCGCTTCATCAACTGTCTCAGCCATAGTATAGTGGTACACGCCTACCGGAATATTAAGCGACTTGCACTGCTTGTAAAAATTATCAAAGCACTTGTCTTTGCTCATTGCGTATGCGCCACGCAGGATAATAAACTCAACGCCCTCCTGCAGTGCCTTATTAAAATCAAATCCACTCTGCCATTTAGAAATATCAACGCCAAATCTTTGCATAATTACATCATCTCCTTTCTATATTATTGTATATTATCATACGTCGGTGTTCAATAGTTCCCCATGCGCACGGATATATCTTCCGCAAAACTTGCATCTAATCACAGGTGCTTTACCTTTAATCGTTGACTTATGTATCAAGTTCTCGCATATGCAAAAATATTGCTGTTTCTCATTGTCATAGATAGGAATGATTGCGTTTCTTACTCCATCTTTTACTTCTTGCATGATTGCATCTGGAGAAATAGAAGTCAACTCTCCATAAAATTGACTTCTAAAAAAATACTCGCAACCACGCTTCATGTTCTGCGCCGCATACACCATTTCCTTATTCATGTCCTTTGTACTCAATACGCCAATCGCGTATCTATAATCCTCTACTGCCTGTAACACAATCGCATCCGCTAATTTTCTATAACCCATTCTTTGTTCCTCACTTTCTTTGGATCATTTCCTGTTCCTTATATTTATACAATACTACGGATTTACCGTAATGTAAATTAGCATAAATGCACAAAGTTCACATATCAACTTTGTGCATTTCATACAATTATAATATACAACCGTCCTTTCTATAGTGCGTGCAACGCTTCTTCCACATACCTTGCAAGTAGCCTATATCATCAACATAGTCATAGACTACAGGCGTTCCCTTACCGTTGCATACTCTGGCAATTCTTCCGACTGACTGTACCACTATGGCATAGTCTTTTACTGGTGTAGCAAGTAGCAATCTGTCAAGGCAAGGCACGTCAAGCCCTTCTTTTGCAAGTTGATATGTAGCAAGTAGTATGCGCTTTTCTTTGTTTCGCATCTGATCCAGTGCTTTTTCTCTATCTGCCTTTTTCACTTTGCCATGCAGGACAACTGCATATTCTTTAAAAGGTTTTGCAAGCATATTATGAATAATATTAAGATGCTCAACTCTATCACTTAATAAAATAATACTATGACCTTTACACGCTAATTCTTGTATATTTAATGCTATCAATTCATTTCTCGCTGGATGCTCTGCAAGGTAATTTATTAATCTTGCATATACCAGCGTTCCGTCTGTATCAAGGCATTTTCTTGATATTTGCACACCTGTGTCCTTCTTCTGTATCTCTACACTCATAGTATTGACAACGCTATCCGGCACAGTATATGCAACGCCACCTACTAGCGCATAAGTGCATTTAATTAGTCCGTCTGCTCTGTGTAGTGTGGCAGATAGTCCATATTTGTACCTTGCCGCAAGGTTATTAAGTACCTTACTAAACATAGTCGCCCTTGTTGCGCTCATACTTGCGCGATGCACTTCATCCGTAACTATCATATCCCATTCATAGCGCAACGCATTAAGGTCTGCTTTGCATAACGTCTGCACTGTGGCAAAGGTTATTCCGTCCGCAATCTGTATCTTGCCTGCAGTAATCTTGCCTAGTAGCTTCTTGTCAATAAATTCAGCCGCCGCATTATATGACTGATTGAGTAATTCATTCGTATGTGTTAGCCATAGCGTCTTAACGCCTAGCGCACATATAAGCGCAATACCCATTCTTGTCTTACCGCTTCCTGCCTTGCTCTGTAATATGCCCCCTTTTGCGTCAATTAGCCCTTTTACCGCGTTTTCTTGGTAAAGGTATAGTTTTATACCATTGCAATAATTAACGTGCCTTATCGGGGCAAAATCAAGGGCATTTTGGGTATTCTCAAGTTCTGGGAAAGCGTGCACAAGACTTTTATACACTCCATACGATATAATTATACTGTCACCGCTTGTCCTGTATAAATTAAGATGCCTCGGTGTACTGCCTAACCATAGTCCCAGTCGTTGCTTGTTTGCATACTCGGGATTATCAACAACTAAATGCTCACGCACCCAGCATACCACTTCTGCCGTAGGTTCATGTATCGTTATCTCATTACTTATTGTAAGTCTCATATTATCGCCCATTAAATTTAAGCCACGTTGCAAGCCTAGTTCCGTACTTGTTCATATCCTCAAGATTGAGTTGTTTCTTGCCCTTGCGTATCAAATCCATAACTGTATAGTCTACCATATAAATTTCATTCCTTGCCTTTAGTGCAAAATATGGTGTCGTGTTTCCGCATTCTATCCATAAGCCCATTGACAACTCTTGGTTATATTCCATTCTTTTAAGTGGGAATATCTCACGAGTACACTCTTTCGCGTCAATCAAGTATGCTTTGCCATTCCTTACTGCGATAATATCTGCAGGCTGTCCGTTTTTTCGATTTGCAAAGTTGTGCGTCCAATATCCTGCGTCTGCTAATATCCGGCATAGTTCCTGCTCAAAGTCATTTCCTAGCTTTTTATTTATCATTCTTCATCACCCCTTTACTTTGCATTTATGCCCTAAACTCGGCTTGAAAAATCTCTCTTGTTATATTTACAAGTTCCACAACATTCTTTCATTTGTTCTGCTCCTTTAACTCCTCAACTTTTCTGTAATCTAAATCATATTTCTTCCACGTCTGATATAAAGCATATCCAATAGGAAAATTAACAAAATCTAGTTTACAAGCCTTGTCATATTCTATAATTAAATCTTTTATTGCTTGTACTAAATCATACATTTATTTCTGCTCCTTTAACTGCTCTGCCATTTCTTCCAACTGCATAGGTCTGATTGTTCCATCTTTTGTTTCAATCGTTCGCATTTTCTTTTCTCCGTTTCGGTTTGCGGTCATATGTCCGTAGTGCGGTAGCTACATATTCAGCCAGCTTTACCGGGACAGCGTTGCCAATCATCTGATTAAGATCGGTTTTATTCCCTTGGAAAACAAAGTCCCTGGGGAAAGTCTGGACGTAGCTACGTTCCTCAATAGTCAGCGCACGGACTTGTGGTCCTATCTCGACTGGGTCGGAAGGGTGACCAGGATATCCTGGAGGAATCGGTCTGTCTACGCCTCTTATTGTTTTGCAAGGTTCATCAATGCTGAATACGCCGCGTCTGCTATAGCTTCTTGGTACGCGGAAATAGTAATCGATTCCCAACGAATCACCAAAGTAGTCGCGCATGGTCATAGGTGCGTCAGCTAAGTTCCTGTCCAGTTCTTCTTGGAGAAAATCATCCTCGTCATTAAGGCTGCCAACCAGGAAGAAGCGCTTGCGCGATTGTGGCACACCACAGTAACTTGCATCAAGAACGCGCTCCGTCAATCCGTATCCAGCCTCTTTGAAGCTGTCTTTTATTTCTTTAAGGATTGCGCTTTTGGTTATCCCCGGCACATTTTCCATTACAAAATACTTCGGTTTTATCCGAAGGATAATATCACGATATGTATATGTTAGGGCGGCGCGTCCAAGATTCTCATCTCGATGACCTGCGGAAGAGAAGTCCTGGCAAGGGGGACCGCCAATAATCACATTGGGCTTAAATGCTTTTATTTTTTTCTGTACATTTTCGTCAGCTAAGTCCTCTGAATAAATCGGATGCTCAAAGTTGAGTTCATAAACATCCACAGCCGGTTTCCAATTATCATATGCGGCGAGAATCTCGAATCCCGCATTTTGAAAGCCGAGTGACATTCCTCCGCAACCGCTAAATAAATCAATCGTTCGCATTTTCTTTTCTCCGTTTCGTTGTCTAAAAAAATGTAAGATTGTCTTACGCTATCTTACACAATGTCTTACATAAAAATTGCCTGCAACCCTAGTAAATACGCCATGTCTTACATTTTTACATTTTTTCAGCGCATACATAAAAAATATTTATAATTAGATTTTAGAGTTGGCTAATAAAAAATCTCTTATATAATATATATATTATGTAATTATGTAAAAATGTAAGACTTTATATAATAATAGCCTTCAAAGCCTTGATTTTACTGGGTTTCTGATGTCTTACATTTTGTCTTACATTTTTCTACAATGTAAGTTTTTGTTACTCAAACGGTACGTCCGATACCTGCTCAAATTCTTTAGGCAACTGTATCTTTACATACCTACCCATGATGCCGTTTACCCTTGTCTGGTGCGAATACCTTCCTGCAGTGTTCTTGATTATATAACCCATTTTGTCCCAGCCTTTTTTAAGTGATCCAAAATCAAAATTCATCTTTGCAAGTTCCTGCTCTAACACCTGCTTATTAATCGTTGCTACGTCGTCAGCAATACGTCCCCAAGCGTCGGGAGAAAACTCATTAAACTTGTTTATATTTCTGCTTATCAGTGATACAAGTTCGTCATACGCCCTGTCTTCAATCCTAACTGCGCTCTCTGGTATTAAATATTGCTTTACGTCATTAATACTTAGCGGCTCATCCTTAAATATGCACTCACACGCTAACTTATCTGCAAGCAACATAAGCGCCATACTAAGTGCCTGCTTATCCGTCGTGTCAGTAGCGTCTAAAACGCCCTTAAATAGCTCTTTGTATTCGTCAACGATACTTTGCTTGTCTGTATCAATTAAGTCGCGTAAATGGGCAATAAATAGCTTTCCTGCGTAGCCATAATTAGCCTTAACAAGGTTAGCGGTATAATTGCCGTCTTTTATAATCTTATTGTCGCACTCAATCTCAATAACCCTGTTCTTAACGCCACCGCCGCTTACGCCCTTAGTTATAGGTTCTTCCCCGGTAAATATAAAGCTATTACGCCAAGTTTTAGTCTGCTCAACACCGCCCTTTGCTTTTGCTCTGCCCCTGTCTATACCTTCTGTAAGATACATCACAAGCGCATCATACGTGCCCCAGTTAGTCTTAATCTGCTGAAGTTCATCAGCACAAAACGGTATGTTATATAAAAAGCAGGCGGTACGTGCCATTGCATTAGCAGTCATATTCATTGTACGTGTTAAGCAACCCATTTCCGGGTTGCCCCATATACTGCTTGCTACCATAAGCGATACAGTCTTACCAAATCCAGTAGTACCCCATAAGTGCAGTATAAAAGGCAACGCACCCACGACCTCAATTAATGGACTTGTAAATGACGCCGCAAGCATAAGTCGTATATTTATGTCTTTTCTAAGTTCCGTTACGTGCTCAAGCCAGTCAACAAAATCACCCTGCGCCCTTACGTTATCGTATATGCTCTTAAAATCAATATCGCCGTCATACTTAACGCTTTCGTTATACGGAATAAAATCTCCGTCAATCCAACCTAAACGACCTATGCTTCTATATAGCGGTATTTCCTGCGCATTAAGGCTTATAACGTCACTCATATACCTTACTAGATCCTTGGCACTTTCACTCGTAACAAGCACGCCTCTGTCCGCTAATTGAACTATACTTGTCTTATTTAATACAGTGCCTGCATCAACTGTAACCTCGCGCCAGCGTCCGTCCTTAAAAAATGCAAGCTTTACCTTTTCAGTATCAGTGTGAATATTTATAAATCTTTCAACCGGCATTATAGGGTGTGGGCACGCCGTTGTTGTAATCGGTACGCCCTGCGCCGTTATGTCGCTTAATATAACGCCTAAATCATTAGCAATCCAGCGTCCGCAATTAAGCGTCAAAGGCGCGTCCGTAAATTCTGTTTTATTACTATTGTCCTGCTTGCGCAACTGTACGCTCTTAGTAATCCATGCCTTAAGCAAGTTATTAAATTCTCTTAATCTGCCTACTTCTTGGCACTTTCGCCTTACCGCTTCAATAAACTGCGTGCGCTCTAATATATCCTCAGTTTCGATAATCTCAAAAAATAAATCGTCTTCAAAACTGCCAGTCCTATTAATTCGCTCAATCAGCCCTTCCTTCATATTTGCTCAACTCCTTCTTGTACTTATCTATGACGTTTTTATGGTGTACCGTAAACGATACATTATCTGCGTCGTATAAGTCAATATAAAATTCCAACTCAGTAAGCCCTTGTAATGCCCAAATATGCCGTTCATCATTATAAGGATATATATTTATAGCCTCGTTCATTAAACGGTGCATATCAGCTAAAATAAAGCCTGTCTCGCGTACTTCTGCGTCTACCTTGTCAGCTTCACGTGTACGCGCGTCCTTCTTATCTTGTCTTAACTTAAAATCTTTTTTGTTTTTGCAATTTGACCTGTATTCAAAATGCTTAGCAAACTTGTCACGCATACTGTCGCTATTGCGTATATCATTTTTATATTTCAACCTTGCTTCACGTTCCGCCTTATAGTCTGCTTCTGTTTCAATATCAAGCCCGAACTCTTTTATAAGCACTTTGCACGCCTCAAAATTGCTAATATTTAAGTATTTTGCAGTAAAGGTTATCAAGTCGCCACCTGCGCCACATACAAAGCAATGAAAATAGTCATTTTTTATGCTGGCACTGGGGTTGTGATCAAAGTGGAAAGGGCACACGAAGCGATGTGCCCTATTCACCCTATACCCGAAGTGCTCAACAACTTGACGTATATTAAGTCTTGATTTAACTTCGCTGAATATATCCATTAACTACACCTCTTAGCAGAATGGTAGTTCCTCATCGATACCTTCGGGTATGTTTACAAATCCGTCTGGTGCGTTTGTGTCTGTACCTTCAAGTATCCTTTTGTTTGGCACTTTTGCGTCCTGTATGCCGTCAACGCTTCTAAACCAGAATAACTTGCGTGCAGTCTTAACATTATTAGCAGTATCAAGGTATTCTTCCTCACCAAATACACCGCCTACAACCTTGCCAACAATACTCTGCTCAAACTTAGCACCCCACTCAATCTGTGAGTTGTTGCTCCTCTCAATACTGATACAAAACTGCTTGAACTTCTTACTCGTCCTGCCGTCTCTATCTGTTGGGAATATGTTTATAACACCGCCCCACTTCTTTGTATCTCTGGTATCATTCTTATACTGTTCTGCAAAATAGTTAGGCTGAATATCGTCCGGCGCAGTATCATACATAACCTTAAGATAACTAACAACGCCGTTGCTAACGTCCTCAATCTTCTTAATCACTAACTTGTGACCGCCTAACTCAATCGGAGTAAAATCTCCACCTGCCTGTACCTCATCATATCCTGCCGGCTTATTAAAATTCAACATATTACTTTACCTCACTTCCTTCTAATCCATAATAACAACGTATTGCGCAATCAACAAAACCTAAGTTATTGTCAATCTTTAACTCATCAAACATACCCTCGGGACTTTTTGCAGTGTTGTAGCCGTCTGACTGGGTCATAAAATAATGATCGTTTACTTCTGCAACCGCTTGCAACACTATGTTAAAGCAACCCTCTACTGTCAAATAGTTATCAAGCATCTTGCCTACTGTCTTAGCCTTAGTCTTGCCAGTGTTTGTGTCTATCTCTGTATGATGCAGGAAATATACAATCACGTCGTCAGGTATATTCTTATTAATGTGATGTATCAAATTCCTGAAGTGCAATCCTATATCAGTATATTTCTGATACCCTGCATCCTTCGCCTTGTCAAAAAACTCATTCACCATTAAATACTGGCTATCGTCAATTACATAAGTCTTTAACTGTGGTTTCTTAAGTCCTGCCATAATTAAGTTGTAATCGGCGTTCTTTGCTACCTTGTAGCCTGTGTTCCTAAACGGTAGCAGGCTTTTTTCGACTGCAAATATGCCTACTTCCTCGGGCTTAAGACCTTTAATACTGTATGTCTTGCCGCTTCCGCTTTCACCTAAAATCAATACTGGTAATCCGATAAGTCATCACTCCTTCCTACTTAATAATTACATTGGTATTACGCACAAGTTCAACACCTGCTACGGTTAAACCGTCCTTTAGTGCCTGCTTAATTGCCGTCTTGTTTGGCTCTGGCTTCTTGTATGTAAGCAATTCGTTATGTTCTTTCATAAGTGCTTCAAGCCCTTCATCCGTAACCTCAACGCTTTCAGTATTTCTAAAAGATATCGCGCATTTTGCGGTGCCAAACTTCTGACCGTCTAACGCATACGCAAGCCACTTTTTAAGGCTCTCAGCTTTGTTTTCTGCAACTCTCTGGCGTTCTGCCAGTGCCTGCTTTTCCGCCTTGATTGCTTCTGCTTCAGCTTTCAAATCCTTTATCCAGCATGCCACGTTCTCAATCTTAGCGTCACGCTCCATATTAAGCGCGTCAAGCCTCTCAGCGTCAATAACTTCGCCGGTCTCTAAGTCTATGCAATCAAGTATTGCATTATCAATCTCATATAGCTTCATATCCTAGTCCTCCACAAGTAAATTTTTAAGCGTATTCTTGCAACTGTTCATTAATGCAACTTCGCTTTCTTCGTCTGACATATAAAACGAATATGAATAATCATAATTTGCAGCACTACTTACAAATCCATTAAGAATTATGTTTACTGTAACCAATGGCAACTCTCCAACATTGCCGATCGAAACATTAACATAATGTCCTACCCTCATAACGGCTCTTGCGTCGCTTAAAATTTCCTGTACGTCTTTGATCCCCACGTACTCAACCTCAACTATTTTTTTCATTTTTTTAACTCCTTTCCTTCAACCCTAATAATGATGTTTACTTGTTCTCTTTGTCCCAGCACTTTTGCAAGTGCGTCGTATAACGCCTGTACGTCTATAAGCATTCCCCCTTTACTCTTCTTCAAAGAACTTAATATCGTCTACATTAAGTGCTTTCGCAATCTTTAGCGCAGTGTCAATACTTGGCTTGCTTCTGCCCTGCTCAATATCACACATGGTGCTTTGTGCAATCTCGCATCTGCTTGCAAGTTCCTTCTGACTTATGCCTAACTGCTCTCGTCTGTCCTTAATCTTCATCAATTCACCCCCTTTCCGTCCGTTCTCCTATATTATATTACGCCCATAACGTACTGTCAATACGTTTTTAGCGTAAATTTACTTGTCGTTCATTGTTTTTATGATTTCTACCATAATTAACAATCTTAATCTTTGACAAGTCATAGCCGCTTGCCTTCAGCTTCTCGCAAATCTCAGTCCACTCTTTCCTAAACTTGTAAAAATATAATGTCTCGTTATCCATATTTCACTCCTTACTAAAATAATGATCTCCGTATCTGTATGCAGGCGTTCCTATCGTGTGGTAGTCGCCAGTCTTAAAATATAATATCTCGGTGTCGCTCCTTTCAATCAACTCCAACTTGCATATATTAAAAGTTTCATCTGATACGCTAACTTTATTTATCATTCCATTTTCCACGGCTGCAAACTGCCCTTCTTGGTTTATAACGCCAGTTATCGTATTAGGGAAGTGCATATTGTCTACTCTGTTAAGTATTACGTCGCATACTAGCATCTTACCCTTTGCGTCTTGGTTTCCGGCTTCTGCTTCTACACAACAAGCCAAGTATTCAAGGCTATCATAATATAATTCTTCCTCAAGGTTAGGTTCTACAACCTCATATATTGGCGTCGTTTCCACATACTCAATAGGCTCAATTACTGGCTTAATTGGCTCAATATCGGGCTTGTTTGCTTGCCTGCTATAAATTGCACACGCTGATATAATCAAGCCTATTATTGCGCCTAAAATCGCGCTTCTTACCTCTGTCCTTAAATCTGTATTCATACAACCTCCAATTCAATCTAAATATCCATTCCACCAGCAACCTTCTTCTGGTACTTCCTTAATTCTTAAATTTGTATGTCCCTTAGATAGTGCCTTGTCGTTTTCGGTAGGGTTATTAATCATTCTATCAAGTATTGCTTTTGCCCTATCCAGTGATACACCGCAAGGACACA